AATGCTGCCGTGGAGGCTATGTCCAACATCATCAAGGACAATATCGAATCCGGGGCGGCAAATGTAACTGCCACTGCTCCAACTGTGGATGAAAAGCAGGCGGCTATTGATGAAATTGTGAATATTGCCAACGGCAACTGAGAAGGAGGATTAAAACAATGGCTAGTTTAGAAAAGGTTACTGGTGTGGCTTATGACGAGCTGTTTGCGGGCCCGGAGATTCCAGTAATGACAAAGAATGTAACTATCAAATCCGGTTCCACCGTGGTACGCGGTCAGCTGCTGAGCATTGACAGCGGCACAGGCAAGGTTATCCCTACCCCTGCTGCTATTGCGGCTGTTGAAGCTGATGCAGAGCACAACATTGAGGCACAGGATGCTGTACCAGCCGGAGTGGCTGTGTATATCGCCAAGGAGGCCGTGGACGCTTCCACTGCTGACAAGGTGGCAACTGTATACACCTCTGGTTATTTCAATCGTGAAAAGCTGGTGGCAGTTACCAATGATACCGTTGACGGACACGAGGCAGAGCTGCGTGATGTAAATATCATCCTGTCCAGCTTGAAGTAAGAAAAGGAGGATAAAAATAATGGCTATAAACATGAAAGATACAGTTTCTCTTATGCAGGCAATGGAGCGAATCAAGGCACCTGCCACCACTTTGGTAGATACCTTCTTTCCTATCGTTCCAACACCCGCCGTAACTTCCAAAATCGCTGTGGAGTACAGAAAGGGCGGTCGCCGTCTGGCGCCATTTATCATCGATGGTGAGGTAAAGGGCATCAACGTATCCCGCGAGGGTTCCAATGTGGATATTTATGTACCTCCAATGGTTGCACCTCGCCGCACCGTGAATGCTGAGGATATTGAGCAGCGCGGTTTTGGCGAAACCATTTACAGCACAAAGACTGCAGCTGAGCGTGCTGCTGAGATTCAGGCCAACGATTTGAAGGAGCTGCAGGCCATGATTCTTAACCGCAAGAATCAGATGGCAGCAGAAATTCTTACCACTGGCTCCTACACCATCAAGGGATATGCCGATGATGGCAAAACTGAAAAGCAGGCCACCATTTCCTTTGACTGGAATCAGAGCATTACTCCTTCCACTGCGTGGGACCAGGCAGGAGCTACCATCTACAAGGACATCAAAGGCGCATCCGAGATGATCCAGGAGAATGCCGGTGTTGTTCCTACCGTTATGCTGGTTGGTAAGAATATCGCAGGGTACATGCTGAATAACACTGAGATTATGAAGTGGTTGTCTGTACCAAACAACCAGAATCTGTCCATTATGAGCATCCAGCCTCGTATTGTATCTCCTCAGGTTATGCGTATCGGTATTATCCAGAGCCTTAACCTTGAAGTATACAGCTACATGGAGACTTACACCGCTGATGATGGTTCCACCAAGCCTTTCCTTGGTGCCAATGATGTTATCATCGGTATTCCTGGCCGTGGCCGTCAGCTCCATGGTGCTGTTAATCTCATCAATGATGAGGAGACTGGCTTTGAGACTTATTCTGGCCTGTATGTTCCTAAGTATGCCGCAAGCAAGACTGCCAACAATATGAGCCTCACGGTGTACAGCCGTTTCCTGCTGGCACCTGAATTCACTGATGATTGGGCCTACATCAAGGCCAAGTCCTAAGAATGGGGGCGGCTGTTATGATTATCAAAGTTTCCAAGGGCTATGTAAGCTACGATGGCGAAATGTACGGCGTAGGTGAAACCATTGAACTTCCTGATGATACAGCAAAATACCTCATTGCCCAGGGCGTAGTTGAGGAGGCTGGTGAACTGCCAGCCTCTGATATTGAGCCTGTTCTTGACGATGAGGAGACTTCAGAGCTGGAAGATATTGCTGAGCTGGAAGATGAAGATACTGAGGAAGAGGATGAGGAAGCAGTGGCAGAGCTGCCAGCTGTGGAGCCTGAACAGACCGTAAGCAAGAGCTCTGACAAGGCCAATAGCAAGGGCACTGGTAAAACCGGCGGCAAAGGCAAGGGCGGCAATACTCGCGGTAAGAAAGCGTGATGTGCTATGAGTGCTTTTCAGGACCAGCTAAAGAAGGATTTTACCAATGTTTTTATCAACCTTGACGAATTCGGCTCTGAGCATGAATTAAACGGCATAAATGTGAAATGTGTTGTACAGTCTCCCACGGAGCAGGATAACCTTTTGAAGGGCCTGCAATATCGGGGATTTGAAGCCGTACACGCACAGCAGGCCATCGTCTATGTCGTGAAGGATGATTTGCAGGAGTTCCCGGCAAAGGATGAGGTTATGACATTTGATGGTGAAACATGCGTTGTTGATTCCTGCGAGAACCAGATGGGAATGCTCAAGTTAACCCTTGATTTTAACCATGCTTAGGCGGTGATATTATGGCTATTCAAGTTGAATTGATGGGTGATGAGGCCCTGATGAGGGTATTAAGCTCATTGAGCGCCCGGAATATAAATCCTGCTATTGCTTCTGCAGCTGGCAGAGCCGCCACCCATGCCCGCAAGGTGGGCAGCAAGGAAATCAGAAATGTTTACGCTGTCAAGGCTGGGGCACTGAAAGGCAAGGCCCAGATCAGCAAAATAACTGGTGGTGCAGTAATAAATGTCCGGGGCGGCAGTGAGCCTGTAAAGTCATTTAGCGCAAATGTCAGGGGCAAGGGGATATTTGTGGCAATAAAACGAGGCAAGAAAACCCTTATACCCCGCTCATTTATGATGAATAACCGCTTTGTGGCCAGAGATTCAACCAGCCGTCTGCCATTCCATGATTTGTATGGTCCATCTGTACCGCAGTTGTTTGGGCATCCTGATGTCTTGTCAAAAATGGAAGAGGCCGGGGCGGATATGTTTGAACGAAGGCTCATACATGAAATAACAAGGAGGTTAGATGGATGACTCCTTTGGATTGTGCCAGGGAGATTGTCACCTTTCTGAAAGAGGTTTGCAAGGAATACGATGAGAAAATCGTCAATATTTACCCTGGTTTTTTACCAAAACAAAATGTGGCAGCTGAGTTAAGACAGATGTGCCCCGCCATTGCGGTAAGGCCAGATCATGTAACAGATGATAAGGAACATTCAACCGTTGGCATAGTGATTTACATATCGGTGATAGATAAGGACAAGAGCTATTCCGGCGATACATTGTACCATCTGATGGAGTTTATACGGCTAAAGCTCCTTGACAGTAACCCTATTGACAACAGATTTCTGATTGCCAATGGGATGAAATCAACCATTACCGATGAACAGCCTTTCCCTTTATGGTTGGGCTATATCGAGTTTGATGTATATCTGCCACAGCCGAAAAATAATAGTAATGCTAAGTCATTGGCTGGAGAATGGGGGTGCTGATGTGGCAAAAGTAAAAACCAAAAAAGAAATCACCCAGTCCACGGAAATCAAGGAGAAAACACCTGTGATTTATGTGGGTCCGGGTGCAAGAAATTCCATTCTGTCTACCTTTGCTATCTTTGCGGATGGCATTCCGGCAGAATTTGCAAATGATGATGTTTTCAAACACCTTTTTGTAACGCCTGACAAGCTGAATGAAGCCAGACAGGCAGTAGGCAGAAAGGGAACAGCACTTAACACTTTCTATCAGAAAGCTGTTGAGAAACTGAAAGGAGAGAATAAATAATGGCATATTTTCATGGTGTAAAGGCCAGTGAGGTTCCTACTTCGATTATTGCACCGGTGCAGACTACAGCGGGCTTGCCTGTTGTGTTTGGTACGGCTCCAGTGCATCTGACAGATGATCCAGCTGCTTATGTAAATAAGCCTGTTATCTGCTACTCCTGGGGGGAGGCTGTAGCCGCTTTGGGCTATAGTGGAGATTGGGATAAGTACACCCTTTGCGAGGCTATGTACAGCGAATTCAAGCTGTACGCCGTTAAGCCTATTATCTTTGTAAATGTACTCAATCCGGCAACGCATAAAACAGCTGTCAGTGGTGCATCCAAGGATTTGGCTGCTGATAAAACTGTTACTATCAATGATCCGGTTATCCTCAGCACCTTAAAGGTCAAGGCTTCCTCTGAGGCTTCTTCTGATGCGGTGCTGAATACTGATTATACTGCTGCTTATGATGATGATGGCAAGCTGATTATTACCGTACTTCCTGACGGAGCCCTTGCTGATAATACCAGTATTGTGCTGACCTATGACAAGGTAGACCCTACAGCAGTGACTGCCAATAATGTTATCGGCGGTGTGGACAGTAGCGGTAATTCCACAGGTCTGGAGCTTATTGACCAGATTTATACCCTATTCTCCATGGTACCGGGCATTGTAGCAGCTCCGGGCTGGAGTGAAAATCCAACTGTAGCAGCTGTTATGAAGGCCAAGTGTCTGAATATCAGCGAGCTTTTCCGTTGCATCTGCCTTACTGATATTGATACCGCTCAGGTGACCAAATATGCCGATGTAAATGCCTGGAAGAACAATAACAACTACACTGGCACTAATCAGTGCGTATGCTGGCCATGTGTTCGCATGGGTGATATGGTATTCCACATGTCTACTCATCTTATGGGCGTTATCGGTGTAACAGATGCCGCAAATGATGATGTGCCTTATCAGTCTCCATCCAATCAGACACTGCAGGCCACTGGTCTTTGTCTGAAGGATGGTACCGAGGTTACCTTGTCCTTGCCACAGGCTAATCTCCTGAACAGCCAGGGCGTTATCACAGGTCTTAATTTCTCCGGTGGCTGGAAGCTCTGGGGCAACTATACTGGTGCATATCCTTCCATTACCGATGTTAAGGACAGCTTCATCTGTGTGCGCCGTATGTTTGATTGGCAGTATCAGACCTTTATTCTGACCTACTGGCAGAAGGTTGACCAGCCTCTTACTCCTAGACTGGTCAAGACCATCGTTGACAGTGAGCAGATTCGCCTTAACGGCCTTGTTTCCCGTGGCTTCCTGCTGGGTGCTGATGTTAAGTTCCTTGAAGAGGAGAACCCTACCACTGACCTGCTCAATGGTATTATTCGCGTTCATAGCTACATCACCCCACCAGTTCCAGCTCAGGAGATTGATGATATTCTGGAATACGATGTCAATAATTTCCAGACATTGTTCAGCTAATAAGGAGGTTTAAACAATGGCAGTAAATAAGGTTCCTGAAGTTATTAATGACATGCGCGCCTATATTGGCGGCAGTTCTGACGATATGATTGGCGTTAAGGAAGTAGAGCTCCCTGAGTTCTCTTCTTTGACCGCTGAGGTTACAGGTATTGGCCTTGCTGGTAAAATCGACGCACCTGTTGAAGGCCATTTTGATGGTATGGAGACCAAACTCACTTGGCAGCTCCCTACCAAGACTGCATCCACCCTGATTGGCGGTAAGACCGTCAGCCTGGAACTGTATGCAGATAAGCAGTATTTTGACAGCGGTAGCGATTCCTATGTTCATGAGCAGTATCGTGTGGCAGTACGTGGTCGCGTAAAGAGCCATAACCCAGGCAGCATTAAGGCCGGTGAAGCTACCGACAGCGAAACCGTTATTGAGACACACTACATCAAAATCGACATTGGTGGCCAGACCGTCTGCGAGGTCGATAAGTTTGGTTATAAGTGCGTAATCAACGGCGTGGATCTGCTGGAGCAGGTTCGTAGGAACATCGGAATGTAATGGAGGTATAAATGATGGCAGCAGAAAAAGAGCCAAAAACGAATCCGGTTGCGGAAATTGAGACTGATGTGGAGCTGGTTCCGGAGGTGGTGGATGAAAAGGATGTAATCCATCTGAAGAAGGCACTGCCAAATGGCAATACACAGCTGATTTTTGATTTTGACCGTGTAAACGGCTATACTCTCCTGAAGTGTGAGAAGCAGGCCAAGAAGGAAGACAGTGCTATTTCCTATCTGCCTTTCTCCCAGGTTTATCAGGCGTTTGTAGCCGCTGCAGCAGCCAAAGTCAAGTATGACGATATCCTGAATCTTGACGGTGCAGATTTCATAGCTGTAACCACCAGGGTACAGGGTTTTTTAATGAATGTGGGCAGATAAATCTTATACGGACATCT